AGTGATTCCAAGGCGCTAGTTATTGGTTCACACTCTGAGCCACGATCTTCGTGGGTTTCAGCCGTTGTGCCAACAATGATATCAAGTACAGTCGCCAGTGTAATGGGCATTCCTGTTAAGCATGGTCCACCCCCAAATATGTCACACCCTAGACACCAGAGGGTAGATGTATTGAAGAAGGTAGACATTGCTTACAAATTTGATCAATCTTTGATCAAAAAGTCGGTTGTGGATTATGTTGTGGGAGTGCGCAAAGCACTACCCAAAATGGAAATCCTCAACTTACGACCATTGAGCACAGATGAAGCTTTTAGTGGAATTGATGGAGTGCATGGAGTAAATTCTATGGAGTTTTCAACATCCGCTGGGTTTCCATATAAGGGAACTAAACGAAATTATATTACTGAAAGCGAACGTGAAGTAGAAGGTATCACCTGTGTATACGAGGTTAGACCTATTATTTCCAAAGAAATTGCTCACATGGAAGAAAAGTTGGCTCAAGGTAAAAGACTAAATACTGTTTTTAGAGCTGCGCTTAAAGATGAACCAACTAAGTTAACTAAGGATAAAGTAAGAGTGTTTGGAGCGTGTAATATGCCTTTCACTTTTTTGGTGCGCAAATATTTCCTTATGTTTTCTGCTTTGATGCAGAAGCATAGGGAAGTGTTTGAGTGTGCTGTTGGCATTAATGTCGAATCTCCTGAGTGGACTAAATTGGTTAATCACATTGTCAAATTTGGCAAAGATCGCATTATAGCAGGTGATTATGCCTCGTTTGATTCATGTATGAGTTCTCGTTTTATGCTTGCTGCGTTTAATGTTATCATTTCAATTTGTTCTGACTCTGATCATTACACAGAAAGAGATGTCACTATTATGCGCGGATTGGCTACTGAAATTTGTTCTCCTACATACGACCATTTTGGAACTTTAATCCAATTCTTTGGATCAAATCCATCTGGTCATCCTTTAACTGTTGTTATCAATAGCATTGTGAATTCTTTATATATGAGATATGTTTACTTTGCAATTGCACAACGCAAGCTGTGGTGGTCTCCACCTCCGTACAACACAGTGGTTTCATTGATGACGTATGGTGATGATAATGCTATGTCTGTAGCTAAAGGCTACGGCTGGTATAATCACACAGCTATCGCTGAAGAATTTGCTAAATGTGGGATTAAATACACTATGGCAGATAAAGAAGCAAAATCCAAGCCATATGTAGGTATGGCTGAATTATCTTTTCTCAAACATATTCCTGTATGGGACAAAGAATTGAAATTATATCGAGCTGTTATTGAGGAAGATAGCATCGCAAAAATGCT